ATGAAGTGCAGGTTTCTGCCGGAAACAGACATTTCCCTTTCTAATCAATATGATGGGTTTTCCAATCGCTATGGATCAAATGGCGAACATGGCGGGAACAATGCCGGTTCTTGTAAAGACAAAAATCACCCCGTGGACGGGCTGAAAAAGAAAAACCCCGGCGCGCTGGCGGGCGCAACCGGGGCAGCTTTCGGAAAAGCGATCTTCAAGACGGAAACCTACCGGAATCGCGCCGCTTCGGCAACACGGCTTTGCGCTGCGATTGCAGAATGTGACCGCGACGATGCGGTATTCATCATGTCTGCTGCGCTGGCAGACCTGCGCGCGGGCAGCCCTGTGCCGCATCTGCTGGCCATTGAGGCCGAGGCGGCATCCTGGGCAAGCTTTGCCGCGCCCTTCGAGTTGCTGGCCTATCTGCGCGCCTGCCTCGACCGCCTGGGCGATGATGCCTTGAAAGTGAACGCCCGCAAGGCCCTGCTGGTGCGTCTGTGGCGGGCGCTGCCGGTTGCTGATCAACGGGCGTTCCTGCGGCGGGTGGATCCGAGCGGGGCAATTCAGGGGGCCGCGCAATGAGCGACAAAGACCCCTTTGATGATCTGATCCCGGTTCCGCCGAATGTGACCGATCTTGCGGAATTCAGGAACCGACCGCGCGATGCAAGAGCACAGCCCCCGGCTTCGCCAGGCGGGCGCAAGAGCCGGTTTCGGTCTGCCGCCGAGCTGGACGGCAAGCCCATCCCGCCCCGGTGCTGGTTGGTGCCCGACCTGATCCCGCAGCATGTTGTTACAGCCCTCTATGGCGACGGAGGCACAGGCAAATCCTTGCTGGCAAAGCAACTGGCCGTGGCAGTCGTGACGGGCGGAAAATGGCTTGGCCGCGATGTCACCAGCGGGCCTGTGGTGTTCCTGAGTGCCGAGGATGACGACGACGAATTGCACCGCCGCTTTGCCGCCATTCTGGATGCCGAGGGCAGGACTTTCGCGGATCTCGACCGGCTGACATTCCGCAGCCTTGCGGGCGAGGACGCCTTGCTGGCAACGCTGAACCCTCGCTCTGGAGTCCTGCGCAGATCGGCCCTTTACAGCGAACTAGATGCAGTCATAGCCGAACAGCACCCGGCGCTTCTGGTGCTGGACACACTTGCCGACCTGTTCCCCGGCAATGAGAACGACCGGGCACATGTTACCCAATTCGTGGGCATCCTGATCGGGCTGGCGATCCGGCATGACTGCGCTGTCCTGTTGCTTGCGCACCCATCGCGCAGCGGCCTTGCCTCAGGCAGCGGTGATGGCGGATCGACGGCATGGAATAGCAAGGTGCGTTCCCGGCTATTCCTGCACCGCGTGTTCCAGGGGGAGGAAGAGCCAGACCCGGACTTCCGCGTCCTGTCCACCATGAAGGCGAACTTTGGCCGCAAGGGCACGGAGATCGCTCTGAGGTGGCGCGATGGCGTGTTCGTTGCCGACGAGGCGGAAACCGGACTGGACCGCAGCGCGCAGCGCAGCAAGGCCATGCGGAAATTCCTAGAGTTGCTGCGCATTTACACGGAACAAGGCCGCGATGTGAACAGCCGTGCGGGCCGATACTTCGCGCCTACGATCTTCGCAGCACACCCAGAAGCCGAGGGAATTACCAAGCCCGCTTTCGCTGATGCGATGGAACGCCTGTTCACACAAGGCATGATCCGGGACGTTGAAGTTGATCGGCACCGGAAGAAAACCACTGTCATTCAGGAGGCGAAGTGATGTGCGCAAACCCCCGCGAACTCCCCGCGAACTCCAAAAATGGGCTGCGCAAACCCCCGCGACCTATGCGCGCAAACCCCCGCGAACTCCCCGCGAACTCCGGTGCGCAAACCCCCTCCCTTTCTAAAGAAAGGGATTATTGCGTGCCGCCCTTGGGCGTGCGGCACAAGCCTATTCCGGTGCCCGACCGGATCGAAGCGCTAGCGGCGCGGGTGCTGCGGCTGATGGTGTCTCACAGCAACCCCGAACGGTTCTTCGAGGAGCGCAGCGAGATTGCTTGGGAACTGCGCAAGCTGGCGAAGGTGGCGCAAGGATGATCAACCGACCGGACCAAGGAAAGGCCAAGACGATGACGGACAAGACCAGACAGGACATGGCGAACGAGGCGGCAGACATGGTGGCCCGGATGCTGGCCGACTTCCAGGCAATCACCGGCTATCCGCCCGAATGCATCGCCGCTGGGGCACATGGGCAGATCGTCGCAACGGTGACCTTGCTTCTGGGTGGGCCGCAGGCGGCTGTCATGTTTCGCCAGGCGGCGGAGCGGGTCGAGAACCTGCCCTCGTTGCACGCTGCTTCACTGGCCATGCGCCCGCCTGCGGGGCGGGCGTGACCGGGCGCGGGTCCTTCCGGCAAGCCTGCGGTGCGGGTAATTCGCACCCCGGCATTTGAAGCTATGCAAAGAAAATCAAGGGGATAAGAACAGTGCGCATCCTGGACGAATTGGGATTGGAAGGCGAGAGGGTTCACCGGGTCGGCGGGAAAGACCTGTGCGACCTGCTGGCGCTGACCTCGGGCGCGCTGACCGACCTCAAGAAGCGCGGCATCGCGGTTCACCTCGGGCACGACGCCTACGACCTTGCTGCGACGGTGCGGGCCTATGTCCAGCATCTTCGCGGCGTTGCCTCGGGCCGGGGCGGGGAAGAGCAGACCGTGAACCTGACCGCCGAACGGGCGCGGCTGGCGCGGGAACAAGCCGACGCCGTGGCCTTGAAAAACGCCGCGCTGCGGGGCGAGCTGGTGCCCGCCGCTGACGTCAGCCGCGAATGGTTCGAGGTGCTGCGCAAGGTGCGGGCCGGGGTGCTGGCGGTGCCGTCGCGGGTGCGGGCCGCGCTGCCGCAACTGACTGCCGCCGAAGTGGCGGTGCTGGATGCCGAGATCCGCGCAACGCTGGAAGGGCTGGCCCATGGCGACCATTGAGACGATCCGGGCCGAGGCCCTGCGCGCCCTTCTGCCGCCGCCCCGGCTGCGCCTGTCGGAATGGATCGAGCGCGAAGTTCACCTGCCCGATGGCGTGTCCAGCCAACCCGGCCTTGTGCGGCTGTGGCCCTTCCAGCGCGAAATTGCCGATGCCATTGGCGATCCGCTGATCGAGCGCGTTACCCTGGTCAAGCCGGTGCGGGTGGGCTTCACAACCCTTCTGACGTCCGCTGTCGCCAGCTTCGTTGCCAATGACCCCGCCCCGATTCTGTGCTTGCTGCCTGCTGAGGCCGATTGCCGGGACTATGTGGTCAGCGACGTTGAACCGATCTTCGGGGCATCGCCTGCCGTCGCGGCGGCCCTGTCTGGTGACCTGGACGAAGCCGGACGCAACACCCTGCTGTCACGCCGCTTCCCCGGCGGGTCGCTCAAGGTGGTGGCTGCCAAGGCGCCCCGGAACCTGCGGCGCCACAACGTGCGGCTGCTGTTCATTGACGAGGCAGACGGCATGGAAGCCACGTCCGAAGGTTCGCCCATCCTGCTTGCCGAACGCCGCACCCTGTCGTTCCCGGACCGCAAGATCGTGCTGGGCAGCACCCCGGTTCACGAGGAAACCAGCCATGTGCTGCGCGCCTATGCACAGTCCGACATGCGGGTGTTCGAGGTGCCTTGCCCCAACTGCGGCACCTTCGAGGAAATCACCTGGGACGCGATCACCTGGGACGAAGGCGCCCCCGAAACCGCCCGCTGGCGCTGCCCGCATTGCGCAGCCGAGATCGAGGAACGGCACAAGCCTGCCATGGTCGCGGCGGGCCAGTGGCGGGCCACCCGCCCCGAGGTTGCGGGCCATGCGGGCTTTCGCCTCAATGCCCTGGTGTCGCTTCATGCCAACGCCGCATGGGCCAAGCTGGCGGTGGAATTCGTCGCCGCCAAGGATGATCCCAGCACCCTGCAAACCTTCGTCAACACCATCCTTGGCCAGGGCTGGCGCAACGATGGCGAAGAGCTGGACGAAACCGGAATGGCGGCGCGGGCCGAATCCTTCAACCTCGACCTGATCCCGGCAGAGGTGCTGGTGCTGACCGTGGGCTGCGACGTCCAGCACGACCGACTGGAACTGACCTATTGCGGCTGGACGGAATCGGGCTGCGCGCTGATTCTGGGGCATCGTGTCATCTGGGGGCCATACGATGCCGAGGAAACCTGGGCGGCCCTGGACGAGCTGTTGCAGGAACGCTTCCCGCACCTGCTGGGCGGGCGCATGGCGATTGACGCGGCGGCGGTGGATGCGGGCGACGGCACGTCCATGCACCGCGTCACCGCCTTCTGCACCCCGCGCACCCGGCGCAAGGTGCTGGCGATCAAGGGGGCGCCCGGCAACCGCCCGATGATCGAGCGGGCAGGGTCCACGACCAAGACCGGCGCGCGGCTGTGGATCGTGGGCGTTGACACGGTGAAAGGGCAGCTCTTCGCCCGCTTCCCCCGCCCGGCGCTGATGCGGTTTTCCGACACGCTGCCCGCTGTCTGGTTTGAACAGGCAGCGTCCGAGCGGGCGGTGGTGCGCTATGCCAGGGGCCAGCCGGTGCGCAGCTTTGTGCGCATCCCTGGGCGGCGGGCCGAGGCGCTGGACTGCACCGTCTATGCCTTTGCCGCGCGCCAGGTGGTGACGATCAACCCCGAAAGCCGCCGCGATGCCCTGTCGCGGGCAGAGCCGCTGGTGGTGGCGAAAAAGCCGGTGCTTGCGTCAAGCTGGATGCAGCGGCGTTAGCGCGAAGGCTTCTCGATGGTGAACCATGGCTTCGGGAACGGGACATTCGCATCTTTTGCAGAGGCCAACCCATTGAACAGGGCTTGCACAACTTCGTCGGTAGACAAGAGGTTGCCTTCTGCATCGCGGAACTGCATACGACCCTCCGCTTCCATCTGCCGCAGATCTTTGAGCTTTGCCTCAATTTCCGCGATCATGGTGTCGCGGCTGGGATACTTCTCTTCCAGCGTGCCGACGATTTCCTGAGAGAGACTGCGACGATTTTCCTTAGCAGCGGTTTCGACCCGCGCCTTTAGAGCTGCGGGAAGCATGAGTTTGAACTGGACTAGCGAATCTTCCTTCATGGAGGTCAGAATGGACAAAAATTGTCCTTGACGCTACGGACATTTATTGTCCATAAATGACGGACATAAAATGTCCAAGGTCAGACGCCATGCAAGAAGCGATCCAATTCAAGCTGAACCTGCCGCCTGATGTGAAGATATGGCTTGAGTGCGAGGCGAAGAAGAACATCCGCTCCCAAGGCGCTGAAGTTGTCGCTTGTTTGCGCGCCGCCATGGCCCGCGCCGAAGACCTGAACCCCTCCACCTGACCCGAGGAGCCAGCAATGATCCAAGATAACCCCGCTTCGGGGAACGCCCCCGGCTTGCCTGCTGTCGATTGGACCGTCCTGCGCGACATTCTGACCGCCGCTCTTGCCGCCCTGGGCGACACGCCCGCCGCCTGCGATGCCGCAGCCCTCAAGGAATCCATGCGCCTGCAACGCCTCGCCGCGCATGTCTCGACCGTCGCCCTCAGCACCACGGGGAAACGGAAGTGACCCGCCGCGCCTGATGGCCGCGCACTGACAACACAACGATAACAAACCCAACCAACAGAGAGTGCCATGACCAACACCCCGACTTCCGGGACCGCTCCCGTTCACCCTGTCAGCATGTATGAGAACGAGGCCAACCATAACATGCCGCTTCTGTCCGAAGGCAACTTCAACCGCAGCATGGCCGAGATCTCCCAGTTGCGAAAGCAACAGGCAGACTATCTCGACAGCCTGCCGACCACGGTAGAGGCATGTGGAGAGGCCGCGATGCGCCTGCTGCACCCCGCTGGAGAATGCTACCCCGAGGGCTTCGAGGAGGCGCTGTATCTGTCCTTCGCGCTGGAACCCATGATCAAGCATCTGGACACCGACGACCCAGGCATCGAGCGCGATGCCCTGCTGTTCATCGCAGACCGGGTGCGCTTGGGGCTGGAACGGTCGGTCGCCAAGCTCGACCGGATCAGCGATCTTCTGGGCAACCCGGATCGGATCAAGCGCGAGGCTCAGTCAAGGGCTTTGGGGTCGGTGCGCGGGCAGACTTTGGGGCGATGATGGGCCACGTCTCAAAGTGGGACGTTGCGATACACCTTGCCGGGAACATGGCAAGGTGCTACGGTTCGTCACACTGTGTGAGGCGAACCATGACGGAGCAATCCACATTCAGCTTGCAAGAGGCGGCGGACATTGCCGGTGTCGAGCGCGACACGCTGCGGCAGTGGTTGAGCCGTGGGCACCTGCAAGTTGAGCGTGGAAGCGGCCAGAAGCGTTGGACCTGGGCGGAAGTGTTCTATGCCGCGACCTTCGCTGAACTGGCCAAGGGGACGAAGGATTACGAGTTGCTGGGCAGCGTCAGTTCCCAGACCTTCGCCCGGTTTCACAACATCGCCAGGCTTGCGGGAAATGCAGAGGCAGACGGCATCTGTCTGGCCTATCGCGCCCCCGAGACCGGGCAGCTTCAAGTCGAGGTCTTTGCAGACCTGACCCTTGCGCTTCGTTTTGCACAGGAAGTTTTGGGCGGCATCGCTCACGACGAAAGCCCCGCAGAACTGCGGATCTTCAACCTCAAGCAAATCGAGCGCGCTTTTCTGGATCGGATGAATGCCGTTCTGGCACGGCGCAAGGAGGCGAAAACGTGACCGGAAACCTTCCCGACTCCATCGCAAGCATCGTCAACCCGACGAAGGACATTTTCACCCTTGCCCGTGAAAGTAACGCGCTGGCCGACAAGATCGAGCGCTTTGTAAAGCGGGTGAACTCCGGCCCGCGCGGCAACGGCCCGAACGGGAACTGGACGCCCGAAAAGATGGCCAAACTGGAAGGCTTCAAGGACCAGTGGTCTGCCATGCAGCGTGAAATCGCGCTGCATCCCGACCGGAGCAAACTGCGTTGAGCTTCCCGTTCGGCTTCGGACCACTCGGGCGGTTCTTCCGCCCGGCACAGAAACGCCAGATCGAGGCGGGGGGCGGCGGGCGTCGCTGGGAAGGTGCGGGGATGCTCCATGCCCCGCAGACCCAGACGCTTGCCGCCCGTGGGGCCGCCAAGGCCCGCGCAAACGCCGCGTATCTGAACAACCCGATTGCGAACCGGGCTATCGAAGTCTGGGGCAGCACCTTGGGTAAGGGCTGGCAGGTGCGGTCCTACGACCGGGCGGCCAATGACGCCTTCGAAGACCTGATCCGCCCGTTCATGCTGCCGCTGGCCCGCGCCCTGGTGCGCGATGGCGAAGCCTTTGTGCAGCTGGTCGTGACGTCAGCGGGGCAGTTGCGCCTGAAACATCTGGCCGCCGACCAGATCGACCCCAGCCTGACCCGCGACCTGGGCGGCGGCGCCCGTATCATGGCCGGGGTGGAATATGACGCCGAAGACCAGATTGTTGCCTATCACGTCCTGCGCGAACCGCCCGGCTCCACCTTCACCCTGACGAACGAAACGGTGCGGGTGCCTGCGGTGGACATGCTGCATATCTTCGACCCGCTGTTCCCCGGCCAGGTGCGCGGCATCACTTGGTTGACCCCGGTTCTGCTGAAACTGCGCGACCGGGACGAGGCGTCCGACGCGCTGCTGATGCAGCTCAAGGTCGCGGCGCTTATGACCGGCTATATCAGCGACCCAGACGGCAGCGTTGCAGAGTTGTTGGGGACGACAAGCGAAGGTGCCCTGAACCTGGCGCTTGAACCCGCCATGATGCGGATCTTGCCGCCGGGCGCGAGCGTGACCTTTTCCAAGCCGGGCGACGGGCTGGCGCAGATCGACGCCTTTCTCAAGGCGATAGACCGGGAAATCGCAGCCGGGTTGAGCCTGACCTTTGCCATGCTGACCGGCGATCTGGGCGAGGCGAATTATTCGTCGGAACGGGTGGGCCTTCTGGAGTTCCGCCGCCGCGCGGAAATGCTGCAACGCAACCTGATCGAAGGTCAGTTCCTGCGCCCGCTGTGGCGGCGCTGGATCGAGGTTCGGACGCTGGCCGGGGAACTGCCCGCCGGACCCGCCGCGCAGGCCGAGCTGCGCGCCGTGCGCTTCGTGCCGCCGGGCTGGGCCTGGGTGGACCCCAAGAACGATGTGGACGCCGATATTGCGGCGATCAATGCGGGCCTGAAATCCCGCGAAGAGGTTGTGGCCGCGCGGGGCCGCGACATTGACGAGGTGGACGAAGAGCGCGCCCGCGACCGCGCCACCATGCCGAACGGAGGCAATCAGCAATGACCATTCACCTGCGCGCGGCGATGCCGCGCGCCTCTTCTGTCAACCCCGAGGACCGCACGGTCGAAGCTATCGTTTCGACTGGCGCACCTGTGCAGCGGGGCGGCTTCATTGAACGCCTGCTGTTGCCCGGCGCGGACCTGTCGCGCCTGATCGGTGCGCCCGTCCTGGACGCACACCGCAACGCCTCGACCCGCGATCAGCTGGGGGTGGTCGAGGCGGCAGAGCTGCGCCCCGAAGGGCTGTGGGTGCGGATGCGGTTCCGCAGCAACGACGCCGCAAAGGCGGTGCTGGCCGATATTGGCGACGGCACCCTGCGCGGCCTGTCCATCGGCTACAGCGTGGCCGAGTGGGAAGACGGGCGGGAAGGCGCGCAGCGCATCCGCACCGCAAAGCGCTGGACGCCGCTTGAAGTGTCCATTGTCCCGGTCCCGGCAGATGCCGGGGCACATTTCCGCAACGGAGAAACGACCATGCCGGAAACCGAAACCACGGTGCAGACCCGCGCCGAAATGAACGTGGAGATCCGCGGCATCGCGCAGACCGCGGGCCTGACCCGCGAATGGGCCGATGCGCAGATCGACGCAGACGCCACGCCCGAGGCTGCGCGCACCGCCGCCTTTGCAGCCATGCGCCAGCGCAGCGCCGAAACATCGACCCGCACCACGCGGGTGGAAATCACGGTAGACCATACCGACCCCGCCGTTATCGCCACCCGTGCGGGCGAAGCCGTCTATGCCCGCTCGCACCCCGAACACCAGCTGTCCGATGCGGCCCGCCCCTACGCCTACATGACCTTTGCCGAACTGGCCCGCGACAGCCTGCGGCGGTCTGGCGTGTCCGTCTCTGGCATGGCGATCGAGGCGACGATTACCCGCGCTCTGCACACCACGTCCGACTTTCCGCTGATCCTGGGCGATGCGGTCAACCGCGAACTGCGCGGCGCCTACAATGCCGCCCCCTCGGGCATCCGCCAGGTGGCCCGCCAGACCACGGCGCGCGACTTCCGCGCCAAGCGCAAGCTGACCCTTGGCAATGCGCCGTCGCTGGAAAAGGTCAACGAAGGCGGCGAATTCCAGAGCGGCACGATTGACGAGTCGGAAGAGATCTACCGCATCGCTACCTATGGCAAGATCTTCGGCATTTCGCGGCAGGCGATTGTCAACGACGATCTGGGCGCGTTCACCGGCATTGCCAACGGCTTGGGCATTGCCGCCCGTGCTTTCGAGAATGACTTTCTGGCCAACATGGTCACCAGCAACCCGGAAATGTCGGACGGCCAGGGCGTATTCCATGCCGATCATGGCAACCTGACCGCGACCTATGCCGCGCCCAACCTGACGTCGCTGTCCGTCGCCCGGCTGGCCATGCGCAAGATGCGTGGCCTCGGTGGAATGCTGATCGACGTCACGCCGCGTTTCGTGGTGGTGCCGCCCGAGTTGGAAACCGTGGCGGAAAAGGTGCTGACCGAGATTGCCGCGACCCGCACCGACGATGTGAACCCCTTCGGCAAGCTCACGCTGCTGGTGGAACCCCGCCTGACCGACGATGAACAGTGGTATGTCGTGGCCGATCCGGCCAGCGCCCAAGGGCTGGAATATGCCTATCTTGAAGGCGCCCCCGGCCCGCAGATCGAGACCCGCGCGGGCTTCGAGGTGGATGGGGTGCAGATCCGCGTCCGTCTCGACTTCGGCGCAGGCTGGACCGACCATCGCGCTTGGCACCGGGTGGGCTGATGGCACTCGGGGCCGATACGCTGGAAGCCCTGCGCGACGAGCTGTTGAAGGCCCGCGCAAAGGGCGTCCGAACGCTCCAGATCAACGGGGAGCGGGTGGAATACAAGACCGACGCCGAAATGGCAGCGGCCATTGCCGACCTTGAGGCGCGTATCAAGCGCGCCTCTTCCCACACCCCCGGCATCGTCAGGTTCCGGGCATCTAAGGGCTTCTGACATGACCAAAGCCGAACGTATCGGGCGCAAGGGCCAAGGCGTGGTGGGCGACCGCCCGCCATCCTTCCCTTCCAAGGCCACCCTGGCGGCAGAACTGGAAATTAGCGAAGACACTGTGGACAGCTGGGTTGAACGCGGGATCCTGCCGCAGCCGATCCGCTGCGGCAGAACTCCCCGCTGGTCTTGGGCCGAGGTTCAGGCAGTCCTGACCCGTGCCTCGCAAGCCGCTGATGACCCGTTCATGGTCGGGCTGCGTGATGTGCGCTAAGTTTTCCCTCCCCCCTGCGGTTCATCGTGTGAAGGCCGGGGGCCGAGATTATTTCTATTACCAGAAGGGGCGGAACACGCCCCATGCCGGGCCGCGCATCAAGTTGCCCGGCGACCCGCAGTCGCCCGAATTCTGGGTGGCTGTTCGTCAGGCTCAGGGCATTGTAGGCCCTATTCCAACCGATACAGTTGGGGCACTTATTGACGCTTACATGATCGCGTGGCCGTCGCTGCCGCGCAAGCTTTCTGATGGAACCAAGGCCCAATACACTCGCTACCTTCGGGTGGTGCGTGATGCCTGGGGTAATCTGCCCGCCAACGATCTGCGGCCGTCGCATGTCCTGGCACTTATCGAAAAGATCGGGGCCGAAAAGCCCGGCCGCGCCAATAATGTTCTCGATTCCCTTCGTGCCATGTGCAGGTGGGCGATAGGGCCCCGCGAACTGCTGTTGCGCGATCCGACGCAAGGGGTGGCGCGGTATGGGGCAGGGGCAGGGCACCTGCCTTGGAGCGCCGCGCAGTTGCAGTATGCCGACGACAATTTCCAAGGGATGATCCGCCGCGCATATTTCCTAGGCCGGTTCACTGGTCAGCGCGCCAGTGACCTTGTGCGTCTTGGCCCGACCGATATTGATGATGGCGGCTTTAGCCTTCCCCAGAAAAAGACCGGCGTTCGCCCGTGGTGCCCGATCTTTCCCGAGCTTGAAGCGGAAATGGCGACTTGGGAAAAGCGCCCCGGCCCGTATCTGTTGCAGGAAACCGGCAAGAATGCTGGCAAGCCCTTCACCCCCAATCAGCTGTGGAAAGAACTGGATAAGCTGCGCAGCCAACATGCCGAACTTTCCGGTGTGGTCTGGCACGGCTTGCGCGCGAACGCTTCAATCCATCTGCGGCAGAATGGTTACAGTGCATTGCAGATCTCTGACATGGTGGGAATGTCCGTCGAAACCGTCGAACGCTACTGCCGCCATGCTGACCGAAAGGCAGGCGGGCAGGCAGTGCTGCGGCAGATCAAAGAACGCAACCAGATCAAAACTGTAAAAGAATGA